GGGCGCGACCGGACAGCAGGCGAACGCCGGTGGCGTCGCCGCCATCTTCGGCAGTTACTATGGAACGGCCGCGCTCGGACAGAACTACTACCAAGCGCTAGAGGCGTCGAACGCCGGATCAACCACGACGTTTCTTGGCGCTGGCGGCACCGGAGCGATCGGCCCGACGCAGCAATTGTCGGCCTGGATGAGGTTCTGAGATGAAGCGGGTTGTCCTCTTTGCCGCGCTTCTTCTCGCCCTCGGCGGCGTCAGCCATGCGCAACAGTCGGTCGTCCAGGGCGGCCCGCTGACCTTCGGCCATGCGCCGATGTATATCGCCGCGCCGGGCGGCCGGGCGATGGTCGGCGATTCAGGCGGCGCGGCCGGCGGCCCGATCGGAACCGGCCTCGCCGAGCTGGGATTGACCGCGCGTGGAACCGGGACGCCGCCATACGTCGGGCAGGGCACAGGGCCGCTCGGCGCCGTCGATTGCGAATATGACGCGCCGACCAACAACGCGACCGGCTACCACTTCCTCTGTTTTTCGCCTGACGACCTGATCAATGGGTCGCATGGCGCATTTTTGATTTACGGCGGGGGCGGGGGCGCTGCCTCACTCCCCCTTTACATCGACGTTAACGGACTAGTTAGTAGTTTGCCGCCGCTTATTGCGACCGCTTCTGATGTAAATGCTGGTACATCAACTAGTAAGATGGTGACGCCTAGTGCCTTATCTATATCTCTGGCTGCTCAGACAGTTGTAGAGTCATCTAATTCGGCATTAATAAACTGGCAGAATGGGTCATATGTTCGAATAGACCTCAACGGCAATTTAACGTCGTTGGTTTTAACAAACCCAATTGATGGCGGCATATATAATATCGACATACAACAACCGGGGTCTGGAGGGCCGTATACAGTTACATGGCCCGCGAACGTAGATTGGGGAGACAGCGGAACTCCAGTATTGTCGACAAGCGTGAACGCGACGGATCAGATTGTATTAAAATACAATGGGGAAACGTCGAGATATCAAGCGGCAATTGCTACAGGGTTTTGATATGGTGCTTGATCCGCCTGGGGCAAAAAGCATAATGTGGTTGATAATCAAAGATTCGTGATCCCACCAAGGAGCGTCCCCAAATGAAGAGAGCCGTGATCGTCGCCGCCGCGATGTTCGCTGCGAGCGCAGCGCACGCCGAGGACACCAAGATCAGCATGGAGCGCGTGGCGTCGCTCTATACCGCGCTGACCGCCACGTTCGGCCCGTCGCAGATGGGTTCGCCGGCGTTGAAGCTCAGCGCGACGACAGCCTTCGCCATCGCCGTCGACATGGATCGCCTCAAGCCGCTGGTCGACAATTACAACGCCGTCGTCAAGCAAAAGAGCGACGAGATCGCCAAGGATCATCCCGAGGACCTTGTCGCGCCTGGGGCGTCGCGCTTCAAGCCGGGGAGCGCCAGCGACAGCGCCGTCACCGAAGCGATGACGCCGCTGTGGAAATCGGACCAGGACATCGATCTGATGCGGATCAAGCTCGCCGATCTCAACATCGGCGTCGATCCGACCAAGAACAACAACATCTCGCCGGCGGTGCTGGCGGCGATGCTGCCCATCGTCGATCAATGAGGCGGAACAAGCGTGACGGTCTCGTCGTCGGACATCGTGAATGAGGCGCTGCTGCTCATAGGCGACGACGGGCCGCCGGTGACGGGCGTGTGGCCGAATTTCGATGGATCGACCAACGGCAACATCGCCATGACCACCTATGGCCCGGCGGTGCAGGCGGCGATGCGTGCGCACAATTACGATTTTGTCCGCACCGTCGTCGCGCTGGCGCTCAGCGGCAACGCCGCGCCGCTCGGTTTCGCCTACGAGTATCTCTATCCGGCGTCGCTGATCCAGGTGTGGCAGTTGACGCCGGCCTTCCCGCTCAGCGATCCCAACGATCCCCTGCCGACGCATGGGACGGTCGGCGTCAGCGTCGTCAACACGGCCAAGACCAAAGTTATTTGGAGCGACGTTCCCAACGCCGAGGTCGTCGGCAACGGCGCGCCGCCCGAATCGCTGTGGGACGCCTCATTCCGCGCCGCCGTGGTGCGGCTGCTCGCCGCCGAGTTCGCCATGGCCGGCGCCGGCAAGCCCGACGTCGCGCAGGGCTATCTCGAAGCGTTCGGCTCCTTCGACGCCCTGGCTGATCGCAGAGGCGAGCTATGACCGTCTCCATAAGTTCGCCGGCCGACGTCATCAATCTCGCCCTGTCGCGGCTTGGTCATACGCGCACGATCGGCAATCTTTATGAGGGGTCGGAAGAATCCAACGCCGCGCTCGAATTCTATGGCCAGACGCGCGACAACATGCTGCGCGACGAGACGTGGGAATTCTCCAAACGGCAGACTGCGCCGGCGCTGCTCAAGCAGGCGCCGCTCAACGGCTATGTCGGCGTCGCGTGGAATCCCGCCTATCCGCCGCTGCCGTGGTTCTTCGAATACGCCTATCCCGCGGATTGCCTGCGCGTCTGGTCGGTGCGACCGCCGCCGCTGGTTGTGCCGAACTTCGACCCGCAGCATTATATTTTCGGCATCGACAACGACAACAGCCTCACACCGGCGCAAAAGGTGATCTGCTGCAACGTCGCCAACGCGGTCGTCACCTATGCCGGCCGCGTCACAGATCCGACGACGTGGGAGGCTGACTTCGTCGAAGCGCTTGCCGCTGCGATGGCGCGCCGCCTCGGGCGCTTCGCCGCATCCGCCGATATGTTCAAACTCGCCGTCGCCGAGGAACCGTCGTCGGCGCAGACCGGGCTTTCCGTCAGGGGGTGAGCTTTGAATCTGCCGACCGACATCGCCAACCTCGCTCTGGACGCCATCGGCGCCGACCTGACGCTGTCAGACATCGAGGATGGCACGCCGAACGCCCAGCCGGTGCTGCGGGCCTATCGCGAGTGCCTGACCGGCCTGCTGCGCGCCGCGCCGTGGCAATTCGCCCGCAAGCAATTGCCGATGGACCTGCTCGCCGACGCCACCGGCCAGACTGCTGGCGTCGGGACGACGGTCATTCCGCCGTGGGTGTACGAATACGCCTATCCCAACGATTGCGTCGCCGCGCGCTTCGTGCCCGCGTCGCCCGTCGTCGCCAACCAATCGCCGCCGGGCAACATCTCGATCAACGCCAGCGTTCCGATCTCGTCCGCGCTCGCGATTACCACGCAGCTCGGCCAGCGATTGCGGCCGACGCGCTTCCTGATCGCCCGCGACGTCAACTATCCGCCCCAGGCCGGTCAGTTGTGGTGGGAAATTCGCGGCGAGTCGCCCGCTGGTCGCAGCGTCATCCTCACCAACACGCCGCAGGCGAATCTCGTCTATACGTCGCTCGTCCTCTATCCGAGCGAGTGGGACGATTCCTTCCGCGCCGCCATGATCGCCTATGTGGCGCAGGCCATCGCGCTCAAGGTGCATCAGAAGAACCTGCCGCTGGCGCGCCAGTTGCGCAACGACCAGATCGCCATCACCAAGTCGAAGATTCAACAGGCGAGGATAAACGACGGTAACGAACAATGGTCCTCTACAGATCACCTGCCTGACTGGATTGCAGCGCGCCGAAGTGGAGGCGCTTGGCCTTGGGGTGGTGAAGAAGACGGAGGTCTCGGGATGCTGTGGGCGCCATGGACTCCCGCTGGTTTCAGTGACGGGTCAGCCTACTAAAACTATGGAGTTATCCGAGATTGGCAAATTCGCCATGAAGTTTGGTCGCCGCCTTTCGATAGGCCCTTGTTGCTGCTTCAATATTATTGAAGCGGCCCAAATTGATTTGTTTGTAGCCAGATGTGATCGATGCAATCCATTTGCCTCGGCGCTTGTCGAAACAGACACCTTTCACACCGCTGCGATTCGTAAGCCGCCGCCGCCCATTGCTGACGTTCTGAGACTGAGAAGCCTCGCGCAGATTGTCGATGCGATTGTTCGATGGGTTGCCATCGCGATGATCAAGAATCTCTGCCGGCCATTTGGCATATGTGTAAAACCATGCCAAGCGGTGCGCGTAGAAACTGTGCCGATCAATGCAGATTTTGATATAGCCGCCATGCGATTCGCCGCCGGCGACTTGGCCCGCGAGAAATCCTCGCCCGTTGGTAAGGCGATGAAAGACGCCTGTCGCTGGGTCGTAGTCCAGCGCTTCGCGCAGCCGCGCATGCGTGATAAGGATTTTGGCAGTCATCGGTCGAGCCTCATTCGACGGGTGAACAGGGGGGCGAGCGCCGCAGCCAACGGGCTCGTCTCCCGCCCTTATAAGCTGCTTTGCTGGCCCGCTCAAGCGAGGACCGTCTAAGTGGCGACGCCCGTAATCGACACCGCCTTCGTCAGCGGCGAAGTCTCGCCGGCCCTCTACGGCCATGTCGATCTGATTCGCCTGAAAGTCGCCGCTTCGACGCTCCGCAATATGTTCGTGCGCGTCACCGGCGGCGCGGACTCGCGGGCCGGCACGTCGTTCGTCGGCTACTCGAAGCAGACCAGCCGCGCCTATCCGCCGCGCCTGATCTCGTTCGAGTACAGCATCTCGCAGGGGCTGGCGCTGGAGATCGGCAATTTCTACATGCGGCCGATCTATCAGGGCGCGTTCGTCGGCGAAACGCCGTTCTCGATCACGGCCGCGACCAAAGCGGCTCAGTGCCAGATCACCATTCCCGGCTATTCGGCGAGCGCCGCCGCGTTCAACGCCGGCTCGACGATCACGTCATCCTACGCGCCGGGCGATGGAATCACGCTCGCCGGCGGCGTCGCCAGCCAGCCGACGCAACTGCTGGTGCAGACGACGAGCCTCTACAGCCTGCAATCGCTGCTCGGCTACGGCTGGGGGTATGTGCCGGGCGACACGATCACGCTGGCCGGCGGAACCTTCACCACTGCGGCGCAGCTTCTGGTCGCCACCACCGGCGTCAGCTCGGCCTCGGTCGACGCAGGCGGCTCGGGGGGAACCAACGGCGTTGCGACCGTCACCGGAACCACCGGGACCGGAACCCCGTTCCAGGCGCTGGTGACGATCTCCGGCGGCGCGATCATTGCCGTGAATTCGATCCTGATCGCCGGCTCCTACACCGTCAACCCGACCAATCTCGCCGCCGAACCGGTGACGGGCGCAGGCCTGGCGAATGCCAAGCTGACGATCACCATGGCGCCGGCGACGGTGACGATCGCCAACGCCGGCGTCTACAGCAAGAACCCGGCCAGCGGCCTGATGACCCAGGCGGCGACGTCCGGCAACGGCTCGGGCGCGCAATTCAATCTGGTGGTCTTCGCCCCGCTGTCGCTGTCGATCGCCAACGCCGGCTCCTATTCCGCCTTCCCCGCCAATCCGGTAGCGCAAGCCAGCACGACCGGCTACGGCCTCGGCGCGACTTTCAACATGACCAGCGCCAGCGGCTCCGCCTTCGCCCAGGGCGATTGGCTGTATCTGTCGCAGGTGCAGGGGATGACGCAGTTGAACGGCCGCACCGTCGTCATCGGCGCGGCGGCGGGCAACGTCTATTCGCTCAACGACGTCTTTGGCGCGCCAATCAATTCGACCGGGTTCTCGGCCTACACCGGCGGCGGCGAGGCGGCGCGCTATTACACCCTGACGACGCCATGGGCCGAGGAAGACCTGCCGTGGATCAAGGTGACGCAGAGCGCCGACGTCATGTCGATGTGCTGCGTCAACCAACTCACCGGGACCGAGTACCAGACCATCGACCTCGGGCGGTTGAGCGATACGCAGTGGCAGGTTTCGCCGCTGCAAATGTCGCCGACGATCTCGCCGCCGGGCGCGTGCGCCGTCTCGGCGACCAATCAGCCTTCGGGATCGGTCGCGTGGGCGTCCTACGCCTATTGCGCTACCGCGGTGAACGGCGCCGACGGCAGCGAAAGCATCGCCTCGCCGATCGGCACGCTGGTCGACGCGGTCGACGTCTCCTACACGCAGGGCGTCGTCACCATCGCCATCTCTGGTCTGCCATCGAACGCGCAGGAGTACAATTACTACAAGGCGACGCCGGTCTCGGGACCGAAGACGCAGGCGCTGTCGCCGCCCGGCGCCGGCGCGACTTTCGGCTACATCGGCAGCTCCTTCGGGCCGACCTTCACCGACGATAACGTCACGCCCGACTTCGCCCAGGTGCCGCCGATCCACGGCAATCCGTTCGCGCGCGGGGAGATCATCAATTGCGCGCCGGTCGCGCCGGGGGGCGGCTACACCACGGCCACGGTCGCCACGAACTCGGCGACGGGATCGGGCGCGTCGATCGAGCCGGTCATCCAGAACGGCCAGATCGTCGCCTATCTGGTCGTCGATCCAGGCGAGGGATTCGCGCCGGGCGACACTGCAATCGTCAGCGGCGACGGCTCCGGCGCGACCTGTTCGCTGCAAATCGGTCCCGAGAGCGGCACGTATCCCGGCGTCGTCGCCTACGAACAGCAGCGCCGCGTCTACGCCTATTCGCTCAACAATCCCGACACCTATTGGATGAGCCAGCCGGGCTCGTTCACCAATTTCGACTATCGCATTCCGACGATCGACAGCGACGCCATCACCGGCTCGCCGTGGTCGCAGCTTGTCAACGGCATTCAGTGGATGATCCCCATGCCGGGCGGCCTCGTCGTGCTGACGGGACAGTCGGCGTGGCAGGTGACGGGGCAGGGCGGATCGAGCCTCAACCCGCAGCCGATCACGCCGTCGGGCCAGCAGGCGCAGCCGCAGGCGTACAACGGCGTGTCGCCCACGGTCATGCCGATCAAGA